CACTCTTCTTGCCACCCGGTATGGGCAAAACCTCGATTTCTCTGGCTGCTGTCGGCATGGTGGGTCAGCTGCTTTGCAAGCGCGTAAGAACGCTAGTCATTGCGCCTTTGACCGTATGCTTAACTACATGGCAGACCGAGCCCGCGAAATGGAGACAGTTCAGTCACCTGAAAGTGGGCTTAGCGCATGGATCAGACAAGGAATTGATCCTACAAGATGACTACTATGATATAGTTGTAGTTAATTACGATGGCATTGCGTGGGCTGCTCCGTTTCTTGCTAGAGGTCATAACTTCTCGATACTACTATGCGACGAACTAACGCGGCTGAAGCACACTACGAGCAAGCGGTTCAAGACTTTGAAGCCGCTGTTACCAAGTTTCTCTTTTCGATGGGGCCTCACGGGGACACCTGCCGCAAACGGATTAATGGACCTGTTCGGACAATGCTATGTACTCGACGGGGGACAACGGCTGGGGAAGTTCATTACTCACTTTCGCTTGAAGTATTTCTACCAGAAGAGCTTTGACCAGTACCGGTACTTCATTCGAGACGTGGAAGCACGGGAGCTGATAGCGAAGATCAGCGACATGGCGATGTACCTGGACCCGAAAGACTATTTAGTGCTCCCGCCGTTGATTGATGTTCCCCTAGAAGTGGAGTTCACTAAAGATGAGATGGCTCAATATAAGGTCCTTGAAGACGACTTCATCCTCAAGTTACAAGACAATGTTGTTACTGCCGCTAATGCCGGTGTTCTTACTAGCAAGCTTCGTCAGTTTACTGGGGGCGCTGTGTATTCTAGTACCGGCGTATATGATGTTGTATCTCGGTCGAAAATTGATCGGCTTGAGTCTTTGGTTGAAGAACTTGCTGGTGAGCCTTTGATGGTAGCCTACCAGTTTGAGCACGAGTACGAAAGACTGATTAAGTCGTTCCCAGATGCTTGTGCAATTCGTGGTGGGATGACAAAGAACAAACTTGCAGAAACAGTAGAAGTATGGAATCAAGGCCAGACCCCTGTGTTGCTCGTCCAACCGACTGCAGCTGCCTTAGGACTGAACTTACAGTTTGGCGGGAGCGCTATTTGTTGGTTTTCATTGACCTACAATCTGGAAGAGTACATTCAGTTAATTGCCCGCTTGTTGAGGCGGGGGCAGACCCGTTCAGTGATGAACTATATCATAGCAGTGAAAGGAACCATTGACCAGCATGTAGCAAAAGTTATGGTGGACAAAGACGCCACCCAAAATACTGTCTTTGAAGAACTTAAACGTCTCGGCTCTGTCGTTCAATTGCAACAATTGTAACAGAAGCGCACCGGAACGCTCTTTCGATGTATAATGTTTTTGTAGCGTCACTGTAAACGCTACGCCACATAAAGGAAATTGAAAATGTCTGAGTTGAAGAAATTGAGCATGTCTGAACTCATTGCTCGATACAACGCCATTGCCACCAGCCGTGGTATTGCTACTGTTACCGAGTTCAAAAACCTTGCTGCGGCTCGTGCTGCGGTTACCCAACTTGAAGAAGGAAAGACCATGACTGAAACTGCCACCCCCGTTGAAGGTTCTGAAGCCTCTGTTTCTAATGCTACGAAGTACAGCTCTGCTGGTAAGCGGGGGCCGAACCAAGGCGTTGGTGAATTCGCTAAGGGCATGATCCGCGATGGCTCGGACAATAAGACTGTCCTCGATGCTGTCAAGGAGAAGTTTCCCGGTGCGAAGACCACGATGGGTTGTATCGCCTATTACCGCGCTGCCGTAAAGAACCCCAACATGGGGAAGAAGGGCGGCAAGTCGGCAGATGCTCTGCGCGCCGATGCACAAGCGATCCTGGCTAAGGCCGAGGCGCTTGAAGCTGCTGCGAAGGCTAAGGCCTCTGCTGAAGCCACAGCGACTGCTGCTCCGGTCTAAGTTCTTAACTTGTTCGGTCTGATGGGGAGCTGGATTAGTCCGCTCCCCTTCTTTACTTGGAGCTTCAATGGATACACAGCGCTATTTGGCAGCCATAAAGCCAGCAATGGATGTTGTAGTCAAGAAAGGCGAAGACTACAATAACAAAGCCAGCATTCATGACTACTTCCCGCTTGGTGATGCAAGTTATTTTCAAATGATGTTCATCAAAGTAATGCGCCTAAAGTCGCTCATTAGCAAAAATGGTGCACCTAACTTTGATAGTAAGCTCGACACAGTAATCGACTTGATTAACTATGCAGTGTTCTATGCTGAATATCTTCAAAGTCTGGAGAGACCAAATGAATAAACTAGACGAAGAATATCTCGAGCTTGTTAACCACATAATGTCTGTTGGAACCAAGCGCGAAACACGAGCTGGCCCTACACGACAAGTCTTTGGTGCAGCATTCGTAATCGACTGTCTGCGGGATAACGCGTTTCCTATACTTACGAGCCGCAAGATCTTTTACAAGCCTGTACTTGGTGAGCTTGCAGCGTTTTTGCGGGGAGCTACTGGCCTAGCTACGTTCAAGAAGTTTGGTTGTAACTACTGGGATGCTAATGCTGAAGCATGGTTCGAGAACAGAAACATGCCATCTACAGACTACGATGTAGGCAATATCTACGGGGCTAAGTGGCGTAACTTCAATGGGATAGACCAGATAGAAGAACTTGTGCTAGGCATCAAAGCGAACCCGTTGTCGCGGCGTCATCTGATTACTGCGTACGACCCTAAAGAAACTTATCAATGTCTCCCCCCATGTCATTTGATGGCGCAATTCAATGTTGATAATGATGGTTATCTTGATTGTACTGTCTATATGCGTAGTGTTGATTTGTGTCTTGGTTTGCCAAGCGATATTATCTTGTACGCAACTCTTATGCTCCTGGTTGCGCAAGAAACTAACTACAGGCCTGGCACGTTAATCTTTATGCTTGGAGATACGCACATCTACGAAAACCACGTCGAGATTTTCAAGTACCAACTAGCTGGGCCTAGTTTCAAACTGCCTACTTGGGAGCTGTACATAGAAGCAACTCTTGATAACTTTGAACCTTCGCATTTGAATCTTATCAACTACGCACATGGAGAGAAGCTTGAGTACCCTTTTGCCGCCTGATGTTTTCCAAGATGTTGCTGACTTCCATGTCCGTATCATTGGACAAGACCCTTCAGAAAGCCCTTCGCTAATTTCACAGAAGTTTGTGTTTGAGCGTTTCCGTTTCATGCAAGAAGAACTTGATGAATTTGTTACTGCTGCATTTGATGGCGATATGGTGGGGGCCGCTGATGGTCTTGCGGATGTTATCTACGTAGCAGTAGGCACAATGTATCTAATGGGTCTTCCCACCACAGAGATTTGGAACGCCGTGCACAGTGCTAATATGCGCAAAGTTCGTGGCATGACTAAACGTGGCAATGCCTTCGATGCTGCCAAGCCCGAAGGCTGGGTGGGGCCAGAGCCTGAAATCGCCGCTGCTATCGGCGAGGCTATCCGATGAGACCCTCACTAGGCACCACGATGCTGGGTATCGCGTCGCTCTTAGCACAACGCGCTACATGCGCCAAACTGCAAGTAGGGTGTGTCCTTGTTGACGCTCAAAGCAGAATCCTTGCAACTGGCTACAACGGTGTCCCCCGCGGTTGTCCGCACTGCATCGACGTACCTTGCCCTGGTGCTACTGCTCCGGCAGGGGCTGACCTCTGTGAGGCAGTTCATGCGGAGCAGAACGCACTGCTTCAATGCAAGGACCCTGATAAGATTGAAACTTGCTACGTAACACACATGCCCTGTATGCGGTGCATGAAACAACTAATGAACACTAGTTGTATCAACATTGTGTATCTTGATGGTAAGCTCGAGCAACCCGCAGCTCGTGATCTTTGGCTACAGCCCCATGGCGGGCGGACACTAGTTCAATGGAGAATCTAATGGAAATCACTTGGAACATTACTGAACAGGAAGCGGACTATATCATGAAGCTTATTATGGCACGTCCATATGGTGAGGTAGCTGGTCTAGTGCAAAAGCTCGTAAACCAAGCGAATTCGAAGCCAGACGCGCATATTATCGGCGAATGACGTCGATTTTAGCACTTTTCAGGATGTGTTAAACGCGAATTTTAATCGAAGTCGGCCGAACGCTAAGGCCGATTTCGCATTTAATATGGCTATCATAGAAGAATGGCGCAAAATTCAAGGTTTTGAAGGCTACACCGGTGCAAACGAACTAGAGGTATCAGATTATGGACGAATCAAGCGTAATGGCATCGTCGTCCCCCCCGCTATCAATGAACGAGGTTACTGGGTGGACTTTTGCAAAGGTGGCCATCGAGAATGGTTACCGCGTCTTGTGTTACGATCGTTCAACGGGCCCTGCCCTGAGGGTTTGTTCGCAGTCTGTAAAGACCGTAACTACCGTAACTGTAAGCTCGAGAACTTAGAATGGGGGACACATTCAGACAAAGTGAAAACCGCGAAACAGAAAAAGGTTTCGGCAAAGAAGAAACCCGCACGCACTAATCCTGCACGGCGGGTTTTTGATGCCTGGCTTGAACGCCAGGTAGCTAAACGTTAATAGTACGGTGGTGGATTCAAATTGGGGTGTTCTTGCACCCCTTTCTCGTTTAGCGTTGTACAGATCTTCAGGAAGTCCCACGATGGCGCTGGAAGCGTACCAGGCTTCGGTGGAGTCGACACCTTAGTGGTAGTAGGCGGAACAGGCTGACCCGGCGGGGGGACAACCGTAGCGCAAGCCAATGCAGAATACAAAACGATGGGTGCGTACCAGATCATGCTATTGCTCCTTTAACAGCCAAACTCAACACAATTTCAAGAATAAACTCGTCTTCTAGTTGTATCATCGCAGCCTCTGCTGCTTTGATGCCCTCCTTCTTAGGCTCACCAAAATGTCCAAGCTTGCCTACGGGTAGTTCATTGATGTAGGCATCTTGATTAGCAATTAGGCTAAACGATTCATTAACTGTACCAGTAATCGCTGCTGGAAGAGTACCAGTTGAAGTATCGCTTAGTACAATGCTCTCAGCTCGAGATACTACGTACGTAGTACGTACCGCGGAAGCATCTGAGAGACTAAACGTCTCATTAACCGCTACGCGCCATCCAATCGCTACAGTCTGGGCATCGTTAAGTGTAACGACTTCTGTAACAGTATTTAGGCCAGCTACAGCAACTGTAGCATTAGACGTATCTACAAGTGCTATTGTCTCAGGCTGAGTAACTGTGTACGTCGCTGGGCCTGTAGACTGGGAGTCACTTAGTGCTACGCTCTCTGCTCTAGCTACTACAAGTGTAGCAGTACTAGTCGGGCTATCTGATAGTGCTACGCTCTCTGCTCTGCTATCCGCGTAGACCGTACCACCAGTTGTGGTAATTGTAGCCGACTCGACCCGATTACTATACGCAAGTGCTACATCATCATAAGCTACAAAGGCCTCTTGGTATGGCGTGTTCGGACTCAGCCCCGTAAAGGCGGGTGGGAAAGTGTATGTCCCGGGCGATGTATAAGCAGCGCTGCCAGACGCAAGTGCAGCGCCACCGCTGGAATTCTGTCCCAGGCGGATCTGATCGTTGCTGGGCAGGCCCGCGCCGTTGGCGTAGACAACCCAGTAGATCGTGGTGGCCATATCAGCTTGCCGTCACTTGGGGGATCCAGCCACTGCTGGACAAGCTGCCCGCCACGAAGGTGGGGTCGCTCAGGGTGGGAAGGGCAACCGATGCGCTTTGAGGGGCGAAGATCTGTCGCTTCTCAAACAGGCTCCAAGGATTGATGGACAAGTACGCGGCTTCGTCATCCGTAACGGGGCCCAGCAAGGCAGCTGACATGTACACCCCATTATTTATGCCTGAGCCATTTGGCACAAATATTGCTGGGTCATCGTCTACGGTAAGGGAACTGTTTGCTAAGGTATAGTGCTCTTGTTTATGTGTCAGCCGTATGCCAACTCCAGGTATCCAAGACGCTACAGCAATAATAGGCTCTGCAGCAGACACTACAGGGCCAGCTACGTCGCGGTTAGTCCCGCCTATACGGGATCTAGCCGTGAGTACGCTACCTGTGGCTTCAAATACAGCAAGAGCCGGATTACCGCCAATCACCCGTAACAATTGTGTACGGGCCGCGGCAGATCCGTTATAATTATAAGCGACTACAATATTAAATTGTATCGTAGTCCCAAGACTTTGTGGCAACGGATATGACAGGATTGGCGCGGTAGTGGCAGACCACCTTAATGCCCACCCTAAGTCGTCTGGTACAATCAAATACCGGGCCAATGGCACACTTAGCGTGGCCGGTGCCCCTGTAACAACGTCATTAAACGGGATATGCCCCAGCAGAGCGCTAATGACGTTGGTGCGCCATTTATCGGCTATCTTAGCACGATACTGGGGCTGAGCGTCAAATTGGCCCGGCTTAAAGCTCAGAATAGACACTTAGACCTCAAAGTTCTTAGTGATATCTACAGCTGAGGCATTAAAGAACCCGTTGCCCACTATAATGCCCTGGCCATCGCTAGGCCACGTTGCGCCATTATCAGTGGATTGCTGGAGGTATAGCGTAACAGCCCCCGTTGCGGCCGCTGCGACGTCAAATAGGGCGGTGATCTGTGCTCCAATATTCTTATCCGTGGTGTTGACCACACCAGAACTATTGCCATAAGACAACGTTGCTACTGCCGCGGCATTAATTGGAATCGATTCCGCAGAAAACACCAGCGCACCACTGCTATCAAACTTCCATAGTTTGACCTTTATAGTAGCCGTTACAGTGACACCTGTGCTGTTGTAAACCTGCCAGCGATAATTTGCACCAAGCATGGTTAGCTCCTTTGGGCGTCAACAATATTCTGCGTAGTCATGTCGCCCTGCGCCGTAGCGTTCAACGCGCCTGGCGTAACCGTAGTGCCCGTGCCTGTACAGTACAGCTCCTCACCCCGCAATGCAGCCCTGCGATAAAGGGCTTCAAGTGCATCCCGCGTAGCTTGTCCTTGGCCGCCTAGAGCTCCTGAGAATACATCAAGTAGGTACTGGCGTTGATCAGAGTGGCTAGGCTCAAAGTTCTCGGGCTGGGTGGTATAGAACACATTCAGCTTATTGACGTTGGCATCAGTCAAAGCTGCTACAGCAATGTAGTTGATCACATCCCCAATAGAGGTCGTGGCCTCTGAAGGCTTGTAGACAATAAACGTACTGTTTACATTGTACCAATCCGCCATACCGCCAGCGTTACCAGCGTTGCGGTACGCCACAAATACAGGATCAGTATTTGCATTAATGTCTGTTTTCAAGACCTGCAGCTGTGCTGAAGTAAGGTCCATTAAAGCCCCCGATCTTTCAACAGTTTCCGGACTTCCTCTTTGAGGTCTTCAAACAGAACGGCTATAACGGCAGTACGCATGGCCTTAGACAAATTCAAAGGCTGCTTGAACTCATCAATTGCCTCCTGAATATCTGGCGAAAGAGGGAGCGATGTCCCTGGCAGGTCGTTCTCGCTAGGCATGACTACTCCTTAGGTCGCAGTCAGGGTGTAAGTAACATTCAGAGTATCAAGGTTCACAACAGCCTTAGAACCACCTGTGAAGTCGCCAGCACTAAACAAAATACCAGTAGTATTATCAATCGTGGTAGAGCCACCGTTATTGATAAAGCAGCCAAAAACAGTACCCGAACTCGTAATGGGGAAACTAATAGTGGGGGACGTGCTGACCCCACCAGAGGCACTACCCATGGTCACTGTTTTACGGGGAGCAGTATAGGTCGGAGCATTCGTACCGCCTTGCTCGAGCCAGCCGGCATGTGATGCTTGGGTATCACCTGCAACTGCAGTACCAGTGCCTTTCAGACCCATGCAGAGCGTTTGGGTATAACTAGCACCTTTGAGGTACTTGTCCAGTAGGTCGTTCTTGCCAACTGTAGTAACAATATTGGGGGACGTCTCAGTAGAGCCTACTTCCTCTTGGAATTGGCGCATAGCTTGACGAATCGGCTCTTGCTCTTCTGGAGTATGAACAGCGCAGAGCTTCTCCCACAAGGGCATAAATTTATCCATGCACTCCGGCTTAGGCCGGAGGTGCGAGACAGTATACTCACCGCGAGGTTGTGACATGCTAGTAGCTCCTATTCAAGTTGAGAGATAAGATGTTTCCGTCATCGTCCCGAGTAATATGCAGGACTTTCACGGCTTGATTTGTACGTATGTATACTGCCTGGGTTCTGCCATTTCGACGTACAAATTCAATCATTGGTCCGCGCCGTGACGGAACATCGCCTGCTTCCTGTTTCGGCGGGGGGACATCCTCCGCAATAACTGCTGGAGCTCTACGGTTAGGACTCCGTAGCACGCTCGCAATGGTTTCTGCGTAGTCCATTACTTTTTGTCCTTCGCCTCTACTTCCCGGGACATGCTTGCCTCGTTCTCTGAGCCCACTTCAACTTTGCGCTCTACAATGACATTGGCACGCCCGGAACCCATTACAACCGTACAACCACCAACCACGACTGCTATAGTAATACAAATGATGAATAACCAAGTCATGTGATTGTCACCTCAGTTACTTGGGCATTGCCAGTAAGTCTTGCCGGTAGTACGTTCCAGAGCCATGTAGCTTTGGAACCTATTGTAGTACCGCTATTGAATGACGCTGCACGCGTGCCGATCAACACCTCACTAGCAGCCCCAAGTTTCAATTGTAGACCACCAACAAAGTTCTGCGGAATTGCAGTATTGGCGTTTAATGTAACCTCAAACAGGATTGCATTAGACGTATCCAAAGATTGAAGCAACCGTGCTACAGCAAGACCTTTGAACGTACTAGGCGCCAAGCTGCCTTGGCCCACATTGTAACCAAAAGCATTATCAGAACTAATGTACGCCGACGTCATGCTATGCGTTGCAGCATACGTACCAACAACAACACCATTACTTTCTACGAGTACTGGGGTAGGTCCGTTCAACCAATATTCGACTACAGTTAGCGTTTTGCCGATATCAAAGTTGCTAGGAATATACGTAGGAAACCATGCCCCGGGTATATCCACACCATTGGCGCGCCACTGTACTCTAGCCAGTCCTGGACGCGGATAACCGTCCGTAGTACCTCGCACGTACGCTACAGGAAAATTAGCCCAAGGCGTAGCTGCGATATTGGGGGCAGTAACTACAGACGGCGGGACAATGGTAGTATTACCGCCGTACTCAATTAGTATCATACCAGGAGCGCCTTGCGCATAATACAAGGCGCCAAATGACTGCTGGACGCTACCACCACCGCCACCACCGTACAACCCAGCTTGTCCAGGTCCGCCAAAAATGACGCTTCCAGACATAACACCACCTGCGCCACCACCGCCAGCTCCAGGACCTACACCAGGTGCCCAGCTAGGTCCAACTGGATCAGACCAAATTGGATCAGTGGAGCCCCAACCACCACCTACGACACCGTAGTCAGTTGGTATTTGGCCCTCGGTGCCTGCTGCGCCTCCAGCACCACCGCCACCATCAAATGCTTGTGTAGGCGCTACAGTAGCCGACCCAACACCTGCACCAACACCTGATGCATTGTTACCACCGTTGGTACCCGCATATGCAGGAGTACCCGTGTAACTAAGCGAGCTGGTACCTCCGTTGCCACCGCCACCGCCTACACCAGGCTGTACTGCGTTAGCATTCGGAAATTGGGCTGAGTTACCACCTGCACCTGAAGGGCCACCTGCACCACCACCACCAAGACCGACAAATGCGCCAGTATTTCCACTACCGCTGAACCCACCAGCAAAAAGAACGTCTCCAACACTTTGACTGACACGACCGTTCGAACCAACATCACCATCTTCAGCCATGACAAGCCACGTGGTATCGTCTGGTGTGCGTAATCCAGTATATGTCCGCGCGCCTCCAAGTAACGATGATCCTTGTTGTCCAGGGCTTACGAATGCCTTCAGCACTTGTCCTGGCGTTAGAACTACGTTTACTTTTGCTGCATACGCACCACCGCCACCACCAAATGCTGCATAGTTTGTGTCGTATGTACTTGTACCTGGCGACGCCCTACCACCTGCGCCAATAACATGTATGGTATTATTGGCACTATTCCAGTCTGCTGGTACGGTCCAAGTAGCATCGCCCCCTGCAAACAAAAATACTTGCTCGTTACCCTTGGTTACAGTACTTGCGGCACTTGCAGCACTCGCAAAACCGTTAGTATTACTCCATGTTTCAGACACTACGAGCTGCTTACCCAAGTCTGAGGCTTGAATAGTATACGTTGATGCGGTAGCACCAGGAATTGGTACACTGTTGATAAGCCATTCACGTGCATACAGCGTTGGAGCAGGGCTCCCAGTAACGACGGCGGGCTGTGCAGAGACTGTGGAACCAATTGACGTTGTTCCCAAAATCGCAGGCGGCGAAGTAACAACCGGAGCACCTGCATTAGTGCCCTGGACACCCAGCAAAATTTGCTGGCCACCGCTCATGTCAAACCACTCCCGCTAATAACTGCTTCAGTAGCACTGATAAACAACACAGAGGCCAGTCCGCGAGTAGCCAGCGTACGGTTACCTGTAGTAGGCGTACCGGCTAAGCGCAACGCAGTAGCTAGCGCGGACGTAATAGTCAGACCCGCTGCAGTGTTGTTGTATATAGTAAGCACGTCACCTTGCGTAAAGGTATTATTTGGTATCGTCACGCCGCCAGTTGCAAAGACACATTTACCACGGTCGCCAATAACAACAGTACCAGTCGTAGCTGCTGCAGGCGGCACACTACGGTAACCAATTTCGTAGGTTCCAATTTTAGGCACGCTAGCTGCGGCTAGCTGCAAACCTGTGGGGCCGATCTGTACAGATTGATTCAGTGCAGTAGCAAGGATATCAAGCGGTTGACTCGCAGCGGATGCTCCATGTACAATGAAGCTCAGCCCGGTATTGATAGCATTACCTGCTGATGCTACTACTGTAGCAGTCGTCCCAGGAGCTGCGTTCAAATCTAACGAACCGTCTAGCGACAACAGGCCTTCTACAGTGGCGTTCTTCTTAAAGGTAACGTTCTCTTTGAACGTGAACCCAGATACAGCTGCAATAGTCCAAATAGCTACGCCAGCATACGAAAATCCAATGCCATCAACAGGTGCTTTGTATAGCCCCGAGAACTTATCTGTATTAAACGCAAGTGCCGGTGCTGCTGCGCTGCCATCGACAAGCCAGAACGGCGTAACTGGCCCCAACAAACCATCACGTGTAACGACATTGTTCAGTTGTAACGCAACGTCATCAAGAGTTGGGTTCGCCCAATCAACTGAAATGTATGTCCCATCAACTACTGGATTTATCCCGGAGGGGAGCGTATAATTACCTGATACATCACGGGGCATTATTTTTCACTCCTCGTACCACGGAGGGCACGAAGCCCTTGTGATGACATCAATTGGGTAGCGAACTCGAGTTGTTCAGGCGTAAGTTGACTGCCCTTAGGTCGTAGCTTATTCACTAGCGGCGCAGCACCTTGTTCTAAGTACTTCCCAACTGGTTTTGTGTACACCGCAGACCCGATAGCAAGCGGTGCTAGCATTGGTGTCAAAGCGCCAGCTCCGGTGTACGAACCAAGGGCTGCTGCGCCAGAAACACCAGAGGGCATCATCAGTCTATGAAGAATCTGATTAGAGCCAATATTAACTTCGGGGGCAGTCTTAGGCATGATATGTGATGCGGCTCGAGTTACCGCATCAGGAACGTAGCCCTTATTAGCTTTAATAACTTGCGCAGGCGTAAAGAACCCTTCGGTAGTCATCTCAGCTGCGTCGCTCATGTTCATCCAACGTCGCTTAGACTTCTGCAGTTCTTGAACAACTTCATGATACGCCGGATCGGCCCCTTCATTCGGGGTCATCAGGTTATACCACTTATCACGCAGGTCTTTGAACGCCTTGTTCAAAGACTTATGATCTGGCGAAGGACTTCCTTGGTACTTCTTTGCATACCAATCAAGTTTCTTACCCAGGTTATAACCTACTTCACCCGGGATATCCCCCTGTGAAACGTGGGGGGTCAGTTCTAATTCAAGAACATCACGGATAGTGCTAACTACACGATCATTGATCGTCACATCTTTCTTTTTAGTCTGCGCAATGAAGTCGTCAATCAATTCAGCAGCCGGACCGTCGGGAACATGCAGATTAGGGGCAGCTTCTTTATATACCTGCTCCATAATATCTTTAGCATCCTCGATGCCCTTGCGACCACCCGCAGTAACAGTCTTACCGAACGGTTCAAGAATCTCGTTCAGCTGCTGCTTATTATAATCCTCGATAGCTCCGCCGATCCGGTACTTAATCGGCGCACCAAGAATAGGAACCCGCGCAGCACCTGCCTCTACTGCAGTAAGAGTCCGCTTCAGTTTACCCGCACCAGTACCTGCAATCATCTGACCCGGTGGGAGCACAATACCGGCGTCTGCCAAAGTCTTGGCATCTTGGGTCATAGCATTACGGAGGGGGCCACCAACTGCTTTAGCTAGGACCCGACCGCCCGCAGCACCAAGTGCACCGCCCATAGCACCTTGGGTCTTCTCGCCTTCAGGCGCGAATGCAGCACCAAGACCCATGTTCGAAGCAACTTCTCCAAGGAACGGTGCAACCTTGCCGCCCACTTGCATAGCTTTCGAGGCCATCGCACCGGGGAGAATTTGGGTAGCTACGTCAGCTCCGATTTGACCGACCGTAGCCGAATCTCCGGCTTCGTCTGCAGCCTGTTTAGCGGCTCCCAATTGTTCATCAGAAGGCACCAAACCTTTAGACATAGCCCATTGCTTGAGGGGCTTGCCGACATAGTCACTACCTAGCCAAGCTGCAGTATCTGCAAGACCACGCGAGGCTTTAAGCGCTGAGTACTTCGCCCCGCGTTTCAACCCCTCAAATGTACCCACTTCAGGTACTTCTGCAGGCTCATCAGGAAGTTCTACAAACGTAGTAGCCATGTTACTGTGCTTGGTAGCGCTTCTTACCAATAGTGAAGACAGTACCTGAAGGCATCTGCTTGATATCGTTCAGAACAGCAGCTTGCTGTTGTGGGCTCCACTTAGCCCAAGCTTCGTTGTTCGACAAATCAGGCATACCAACATTAGAACTTGTAACAGTACCCGACGCGCTACGACTAAGCCCCTGTGCTTTAGACGAAACCGGCTCAAGCTTACCACCTCGTGCTTGGTAAATATCAACTGCTTCTGGACGATGTCCAGCTTTGATATTTGTCAAGTCATTAGCAATGGCGTTCTTCAAACCACCCCAAGCCTCAAGAAACTCTTTCTGCGTATACGCACCGCTACCAAGGTTCGTAGCAATAACCCGAGCTTGTTCTGAGATAGTTTGAGACAAACCAGCTTGTTGGCGCATGATGTCTGCAAGAACCCGTTGCACTTTTGCAGAATTCGGATTAGTGGCGGGGTCCATCAGCCCAGCTTGCTGTCCCACAGAGCGTGCCCACCCAGGAAGCGCTGTGTCCCGTCCAACACCGGGGATATTCCTGACTTTGCCAGACTTTGGGTCTGTATACTCATCGATCATGTTCTGCACCTCTTGCGCAGCACTGATTGTCGAGTTAATCGGACCCATACGTGTACTAAGCTTGGTAACATCGGCCATGACAGCACGTTGTTCTACCGGATCAGCCTTATCAAGCTTGCTCTCAGCTTTCATCTGACCCAGAGTACGCAAGGTTTCATCGTGCATCCGACGAGTTTCGTTATCCCGGATGTTATTCTCACGTTGTACTTCGAGTCTAGCCTTCAGTTCCCGCTCCTGCTGTTCCAGTTGCGAAATACGTAGCTCACGAGTTTGTTGCAGACGCTCCTTCTGAAGCGCTACAGCTTCTTTCTGCTTGTCCTCGCGCTCAAGCTCAGCAGACATCCCAGCATTGTAGAGCGCAGCAGACTTCTCATTACCAGGTATCTCCATACCAGCCATAGTGGCTTTAAGAATCGCCCCACGATCAGGCATTGAAGGTGGAACTGCTGCAAGATCAGGCGAGCCGCCCATTTCTTGAGGGCCCTGCTGCTCAGGGCGACCAGCGAGTGCTTGTGGTAGCGCGGATTGCCATTGCTGACGTGCTTGGTTTACAGCAGTTCCGTATTCTTGTTCTTGCTGGTTCGCAAGGCCTTCTTGTTGACGCGCGTAACCGCGCTGAAGAATGGGGGAGACAACGTTATTGAGGTTTTGAGCCCATGACGGGGCGACATAATGCCCTGAAACCATACGCCCTGGGTCTTGTGTATAGGGCGACGTCTGCTCGGCTTGTGCACGAAGCAGGTCCGCCAACCTACGTTGACGTAGTAGCTTTTGCTGTTGTGTTACGAAGTCCATTAAGGTCCCCACCCACCTTTAGCAATTGCACCAGAAAGCCCAAACAAGCCTTGTGTTAGGTTGTTATTTTGGGCATTCTTGACATTAGCATTTGTTACATTCGCCGTGTATTGATCTTGCCCAGCATTATAGACTGGTGCACCACCAGTATTTTGAGCATTGGTGAAACTGCCAAACTGCCCCTGCGGTTGTGCAATACCCATTAGTCCTTGATATTGCTGCATTGGAGCATTATAATCAGTCTGGTATTCACCAAATGCTTGTTGCCGACCCTGTAACGAACGAGTAAACTGGTTCCCGTATTCAGACGTACCAGCGATTAGCGCCTTATTCTGTGCGTCTGTATCTGCTTGATTCTGACGAAGCATTGCACGTTGGAATGCCGGACTATCTTCAGTCAAACCTTGGTTCTTCAAACGCTGAATCTCGCTATTCAGCGCCATCTCCCGCTGTGGCTTCAACAAGTTCATCCAGGCATCCTGGATTTCCTTGCTATTACCTACGGGGTCCATCGTCGAACCCCCTTGGAAATTGAAATCACCACGATTCGCTACGCCGCGCAACGAATCCAGTTGTGCTTGTTGGCTTGTATCAAGAAGCGCTTGATTACCGCTACTAAGCTTTTGAGTCTGGGTCCACTTACCTGTAACGGGGTCCTGGGTCCATGTAAGTGTATTACCAGCTGCGTCAACTTGATCAGGACGGTTCGCCGCAAGAGCTTTATCAGCAGCTTCTTGATTCAGTTGAGCTTGCAGCTTTGCAAGTGCGGTATAATCTGGTGGGGCTGCTGTCTCAGGCGAGCGCAGTGAATTAGCAAGACCAGCACCACCGGCAAGCAATGAACCCCAGTCTTTAACACTACCAAGGCCACTGAGAATACCGCCAATATCCGTAGAACCCCCAGAGCCTAACAAACCGCCTGCAGTAGTAGCAGCTGAGCCTAGGCTACTGCCCGGAGTGGGCGCAGAACCAGCAATTGAATCTAGCGCTGGTGCCAAGCTACCTAAACCTGAACCTGAAAGTAAACCTGAACCAATACCTTCAGTAAGTGCAGGTGCTACAACACCGCCCATACCGAGTAGCGCGCCACCACCGATACCTGCAGTAGAACCGAGTCCTGTAGCTCCAGAAGCTAGTGCTGAATCAATCGCTGCTTGGCTACCAAACAATCCGCCAACACCAGTATCAAATGCAAGCGGAGCAGTTGCGCCCAGTTCAGAAGCAGCTAAGGAACTTCCTACTGCTTCGCCAGCTCCAGCAGCACCACCAAGAAGTCCTGACGCAGCACCTGCAGTGCCTATAGCAGCAACTACAGCTGGAATATAACTTGCAAGTGTACCAAGACGTCCTTTAAATGATTGCGCCCGATCAGCAAATTCTGCTTGCCGTGTTTGTTGGTATTCCGCTTGTTGTTGTGGACTAAGCTGATCAAACCACTGTTGCGCGTAGTCCGCACCCTCCCAAGCAGGTGATCCGCCCATGTCAGCGGAATACTGCATCGCGTTATTTTGCCACTTTTGAAACGCAGGATCAGCGGCTTGCGCCTTAGCCATATAGGCTTGAGCTAGATTAATATACTCGTCGTAGGTCATAGTATGCCCTCGCCGTTAACAAAACTATAATCAGTCGACACCCACAGCACTTCACCGGTACTACGCAAAGATAACTGCAAAGATGCAGCAGAACCTATGCCCATAGCTTGGACCCATGCGCGTTGTACGCTTGTACCGCCGCTCCAGCGACTGGTGTTCCAAATACCTGAATTCCACGATGACGGATCGTTACTTGGTACTGATCCGGGTACAGGAATGGGCGCATCGGCAAAGTCGTAAACAATGTTTGTACCAAAGTTTACAGGCGTAGATACAACAAAGTTAGGCCGATACATCCCTACTTGTTTTTGTGTAGTGGGAGAGCCAAGATAGGAGTAAGCCTGCTGTACAAGCGCTGAAATACCGGAACCGCCAGTACCATCCAACGCAACTTTGTCCAAACCCCCAGACCAACTAAGCCAGACATTTCCGTCGTAATCACCAAAGAATGGGTTCTGCGCGCGGTTAAGCCACGATGCCGCATCCATGTTAGTGAACTGGGTCCATGCGTTCGTAATCTGATTGCTTACAAGTTGAAAATTGCCTGTTACAACTGGCGTTGGTACGTTAATTAAAAGCATATTCAATTCAGCAAAGTACATTACTTGCCAACCGAACTCGCCCCCGTACTGCGATGTAACAGACGAAACTAGATACTGAATTTTATCAGACTTCAGCTTAGTCGCACTAGCTTCCACTTTGGTCGAAACTAGAGTTTCTGTCATAGACACAACGCCTTGCTGTGTCAGGATGATCAAGTCACCACCGACTTTTGTGTACGCCCGGCGTCCGGCAACTGGTGGTCCAAGATAGTAAACACCAACCATAGCCCATTTAGTATCATCTTCAGGGTCAGTACCAGCAAAAACAGCGGCTTGGCCTTCAGAAGACATTGCTACAAGATGGTCTTCAGCACCGTTACCATCGTCCATTGTCCACGTAGCAAGAAATAGTAGGTAACCACCGCGAGAATACAACGGGCCGAAATCTACTTTTTTGAACGTGCCTTGAATTGCATCAGGCGCTAGAAACCAGCCGTTAGCTGTGTCTTTCTCAACAGCCCAAAGTCGAGATTGGTGCACAGTCAACTGAACTGCATCTTGGGGGTCTAATCCAGCCCAAGTATTCGGAGCTATACCATCGCCAGCTACAATGCGGGCCGGAACACCAGTACTGATAATGATACCGTCGTTGACGCCATTAACTGCCAGCAGGTGGGCCCCAGCTGCATTAACAAGCTGTACCGATTGCCACGGTACATCGCTAGTAAGCCCGCTATAGATTGCAGCACCAACAGGACCTTGCGTGGTAACATCATAAAAGTTACCACCCGCCCAAGCATAGAAGTACTGCGCGCCGCCTACTCCAGCGTACGATGCAAGCGAATGCACCATACCCGTAAGACCTTGCGACCATTTTTGGTAACCTTTGCGAATACTGCAGCCATAAGGTTGCGGCCACCAATCACGCAAGACAATGGCATCAGTCGGTGCCATTGCAATAATAGAATCTCGAGCATTCAGACCACCTACTGGGGCCGGAACGCTCGAGACTTTGTTTAGACTACTTTGTAATGGTGTGGCGAACATTACCCGTACACGTTCCACGAACCATCTGGTACGCTCCAAGGCCCAAGATACTGTGATTGAACTTGAGGCGACAACGAAAGAATTTTGGCTCCAGTATCTTTGCCAGTGAGGTTATTAAAGACACGCATGAAGTCTGCATTAACCCCAGTGGTATTAAAACCTTTGAGCTCATAGAACTTAAACTTGACAAACTTGATCAGAAGCCATGGATCATACTCCAAGATGTCACCATCTTGTGTAATCATGTTAGTATGTGTTGTCCCAGTAATGACCCAGTTACGGACTACGTACTCCATAGCTAACGTGAAACTTGGCGTGGCCGGAGTTGGCCACAATTTGAGCTTGTTATTTTGAATACGATATCTTTGGCGGGGGAGCGCAGCAACAAGAGAACCTTTGAGCCAAGCCCATTCTTGCGGTGACTTCGGACCAAGTAGGGGCCAATGATTGGTACGATCCCACTGTGTGGCATCTGTAAAGTAATTATAGTCCGCAGGCAGATCGTAGTCACCCTGACCATTGACCGTAGGAAAAACCCATTCAGCAGTAAGCTGCTCCCACGGATAATAGAGCATGAGCTCATTACCTGCTGAGTTCAACAGTGCCAGTAACTGGATCGACTGCACATCAGTTAAGCCCGTAACAGTTAAAGCTGGGGGCAAGCCCAGCTCACCGGTCACTTGCTTCAGAACGTCAATAGCCGTCCAATACTGAGCCATACTAAACCTTTACAGCTGTCTTCTTCTCGTTAGCTGCAAGAACTGCGGCCATCTGCGCTTGGAGCTCTTTGATTTGTTCGTCGCGCTTGTCCAGTTCAGACTGGAGCTTCAACATGGGGGCTGCACTAGTTGCAGCGTCAAGATACGCCAAAGCTTTCTGCTTAATGGCATGATGACCCATGAACTTCTGGGACATCGAATCAGGCATACCAACGAGTTGCTCAACAGTTTGACAACCAACAGCATTGAACTCTGCAATCTGGCTAACCGACAACCACGGCAGCATGTTCAGTGGGGTGCCACTAACGGCCTGGGCTTGGCCGGCTTTGTAGCGTTCCCATTGTGCTTTGAACCGCTGCTGGTACTGCTCAGTAGCATCACCAACAAAACTATCCCGAGAACCCGGGGTGATGATCTTGATCAGATCAATCTCATCAAAAATTGGTCGTCCTGCTGCAATGGACTTAGTTTCGTTCTTAACAGTATCTTTGAAGAACGCAACAAGAAGCCGCTTGTCAGCTTCAGATTGCTGGTTATCATCAAAGTTCATTGCAAAATCGAGGACTTCGGTGGACATTTCTGTTCCTATTAAATGGGGAGACTGGTGGTCAGACAAACGCGGGACGCTGCGTCAAGCGGTACCCCACCTGGGGCATAAGAAACTGGTGTGGTGCTAGCATCGGTGGCGAGACACCCATTAATTGTGTAGGGCAAACCCCCTACGGTATAACCTGCAATTGCACCGATGAGGTCAGTCAAGATTGCACCGGTGTTCGTGTAAGCTAGACCATTAACAAACACTTCTGGGTTATACCCACTTGCAAATGGGGCTGCTACGAGTTGTGCCAAACCGTTTGCTGGGGTACCACCATTAAAGTTAATGGGGTCCACCGGTAAAACTACGATGGAAAGTGCCCCATTGGCAGCTTTTCCAATTAGTGTACCGTTAAGGCTCATAACAACTATTCGGTACTAGCAAACGCAAGCTTGCCAGTAGAAGTATACGGCAATCCAGCTTGGTGGTATGCCACAGTAGCTACAGTATCAATCGCAACTGCACCAAGCTCATTAATTGGCAACCCGCCGGTCGAATGCTCAACTACAGTTCCTGCTGTTTGCACTGATAATTTACCAGTACCCGTAAAGGGCATTCCGTTTGCCCATTGTTGCGGACTGTTTAAGTCCACAGACAATACACTACCAATAGAAAATCCAA